GAACATTATAGACAGATTTCCTGTAGACTTCCAAAGATCTCCTCGTAGATACTTTCCACTGTCCAGATGCACATCTTGGGTTACATCTATATAAGACCCAACTAAAGGGGATAGCGTATTCATCTTGCCTATAGAAGTATGTAATGAGCCACTTGTAAGTATTCCATCTACAGTTAAATTCCCAGACACCCCAAGAGGAATAGCACATTTACCATTGGCTTCAGATATAACAAAGATTTGTCCATTCTGTGCATTTTTTATTTCAAATAAACTGTCCTCAGCTAATGTAAGTGTTTGTCCAGTAACATCAATATTATAGGTTGTTCCAAAATCTTCACTCCAGGCCATTAATAATCCTCCCCTTTAATATGAGCTCCAACTGACCTGTTTTCATTACCAAACTTTTTAGCTTCATGTATATGTTCTTTATACTTCCCATCCCAATATTGAGCTAAAGGAATAGTCTCTGGGTTCAATTCAAATAACATTGCATTTACTTTGCAAATTAAAGCTTCGTGAAACATTTCAGGTATATCACTTACTTCATTTGTTGCGATATCTGTAGTAGCTCCATCTGATAAGGCAAAATGATCTGCAAGCTTTGAACAGAATACTCGTATAGTTAGAGAACCTTCTGGAGAGGTGAATGTGGAACCATAATCAGATGTTTTAGCAATACCAAGCCTATCTCGCTCTGTCCACCATGTATATCCCTTAGAATGACTCATGATAAATCCCTCTTATCTGGTCTACCTACCAGTTTATCTGCTGCTTCATCGTCAATATCTACACTATCTATTCTTAAAATATTTTTTACAAGAGGGTAGTATCTTTGTTCAGCAACAGATGTTATTGTGAAGGATGAGTCTATAACTTCAGTTTTTCTACAAAAATCATCTGATGCCATATTTAACAACTTCACTAAATTTTGATCGGTTTCGTTGGGATGTGAAAGTTTAATTCTTTCTAATAATTCAAATAATATCATTATCCTATAATCCTTTTCATCTCTTCTTGATACATACCTTGAAGGCTCGTTATCTCAAGTTGCATTGTATTTGCAAGTTCCACATCCTCATCATCATGTATTAAACGACTCAGTATATGTTGAGCCACTTTTACAGCAGTAAGTAAAATCATAGCATAATCTAAAGACCTAGGGAAAGGATAGTATACAATTGCCTGACCCGTATTAGAGGTCTCTGCTTGAGTGATATCGTATTTTGTAGCGCTTCCATCTTCGAGTAAATATGATGAATTGGCTTGAGGGGTAAAGGCAGTAAACCATTTATTATTTAATTGAGTGGCTTCTGTAAATCCTGATAGATAAAGCTCTGCACCTATTTCAATCTCATGTCCAGTAGGAAGTAATGTTATTTCGTCATTTGTGGTATTTGTTGCAAGACCAGTATATGTGTACTTTCTGGCAATTATACTATCTGTGGCTAATACAGTAGGATATTCAATATAAAGTATATTCCTATTTGCAGAAGCATTACTGCCATAGACTGGGAAGCATGACAGATTTCCATTATTACCTATGGTATATTTAGGGGATGATGCTGTTGCAAAGTGAATTGATTGAGGATTTATTAAATCGTAAATTCTACTAAAAGGGACTTCGGTTGAAACCTTTTGACTAACTCCTTGAAATACTGTTATAATTTTTTTATTGGTTGCATTAAATGTACCTGTTGTCGCACCTGCTGCTGTTTGCAGTAATGCACTTTGTGTTAAAACTTGTTGAGGCAGACTATCTATAATTGAGCGAATAGATGATGTGAGGAAATCCCCCATCTTAGTAGCATTGACTGAAGTGGCATCGAATTTAATTAAATCCTGTACTTGAGTGTTATAATCTTGATTGTCTGTCCAAAATGGCATATTTATCCTTTAGTTAATGGGAGCCCATAAAGAGCTCCCATATAACATTTTGTACTCTACTTAAGTAAGCTTAAATAAAGAGTGTGATTCGATTAATGAAATACCAACACCTTCATCAGACATGTATTGGTCTTTTATGCCATCGTATCCATTGTCAGACTTAATGTTAGTCTGATACATTGGAGAACGATATTGAGCATGGAAAAGATTATCATCATCAATAATCAACATGTGCTTATTGTAGTTTCCTCGTAAAGCAGGAGTAGGAATCAACTGAAGCATTCCATGAGGAGTTTCCATGGTTCGATAATTGAACCCTAGAGCATCACGCTTCATGTCACCTAAGTTAACTGTCCATCCTGAGTTACCACCATAAGTACCAGCAGTAGCAGAAAGTTTATTCCACTCACCTAAAGCACCAGCACCAACGAAAGCACGCTTAACGCCACTTGCAGGGACATATTGGAAAACTTTTTCCATGTCATCTACAAAGTCGGCATAACCGTAACCACTAGAACCTGCTGAAACATTACAAGTGAATACATTTTGACCATCACCTGTTGTTGCACCATATGTTTCTAAGGCACTTACGATTCCATAAGTACTTCGGATTAACTTACCATCAGCATCATTACGACCACCATCAGCCATAGCTGTACCAGTCATACCTGTACCACCTACACGAGTACCGAACAAGAATGCTTTCTCTTTTTGCATTTTGTGCTCTTGGTTCTTCATTTCTCTTAATCGTGCTAATTCAGAAGACTCACCACGAAGAGCTGCTTGAAGAAGTGTACCAGTAATCTCAAGAGGAGTTTTGAAGATTTGTGTAGAATTATACACTACTTCTAGCTCATCTGCCCATGCTTCAGGAGATACTTGACCTTCACCTTGTGCATTACCGATTACTTTAAACACATCATTGTTTGCTAATGCAATGTTAGCATCAGTCATATTTTTCACTGATATATCGCCATTAGATGCAACTGCTGTTATAATAACAACACCTTTATGTGCACCTGAAGTTGCATTAGCAGTAGCATACACTTCACAAACTAAACCTACCCATGAAGCATCTGGAGCACCAAGGCCTTCAATTTCATCAACACCGTTACCTGAATTTGCTGTATCATTAGCAGTTACTGTTCCTGGTGTGGTTTCGTTTAATCTGAACTGTTGTTTTACCCAAGGATTACGATGCTCGAACATCTTGAATATTGGGTCATTTGTTTGACGGGTCTCTTTATTTGAGATAACTGTCGTGAATGGAGCTACATCTGTCCACAATTCTCTTACAACTTGTGGATCGATGTAGAAGTCACGCCTATCTGTAAAGAGAACACCACTGGCTCCTAAATTCTTCGCCATTTTTTATTACTCCTTTACCGTTTTTTAGATAAAAGCCCAGCACTAAAAGCCTGTTCATCTGTCATTGTTGGAGCAGGGGTACCCTGTTCAACAGTCGCAGTTCTAGGGACATTCATCCGTTGATTCTGCTGTTGCATTTGAATTACTTTTTGTTGCGCTTCTACTTGACTTCTTGAAGGAGAGTGAGCTGCATCATAGATTTTAGCTAGATGTTCCATAGTAACATTGCTTGGATTTTGAGCCCATGCTATAAAGTCGCTAGACTTTTGGGCATCCCAACCAAAGTTATTCATAGCATATGATTGAGCTTGATTAACAGCCTGAACTTCTTGCTGTCTAGCAAATTGAGCTTGCTGCTCTTGTTGCCTATATGCATCGACTTTACCATAGTAATCAATCATGTCATCTCTATATTCATCTTTAGCTAATCTATATTTAAAAGATTCACTCTCTGGATCATTATATGCATCGACCTCATTATATGAATGTGGTTTAACAGGTGCTTCAGGCTGCTTCAATGGTCCTTCAAGATTTCCTTGGGAAGGGGAACCTTGATGGGGTGCATTGGAGAGACTTTTTTGCTCCAACCGATTAAGCAACTCAGGGTCGCTTTGAATAGCCTCTGATATTGGGGCAAGAGTATTTTTATAGTACTCTAATTCTTGTTGGATTTTAAAATTCTCATTCTTTGCCTTATCGGCCTGTGATTGCCAATATTGCATACGATTTGGGTCTTCAACTGGCGTTACTGGTTCTTCAAGCACTTCTTGAGGAGCTTCTTCTGTGAAGTTTGGCTCACTATCTGGTGATGTTAAACCTGTAGGCATTCCATTATCCTCTAAACCAGAGCCGAATGGTTGATTGCCTATGTTATTAGTCGCAATTGCATCGTCACCTACTTGGAACATCCCAGTTCCATTGCCAGTTGGAGCTTCTGTCCCTGGTGTTTCCACAGGAACCTCTAAGCTCTCAATAGGTGCTTCAGCAGCATTGCGAGTTTCTATTATGTTATCCATCGTCATCTTTCTGCCATTGTAACCTTAAAGGCCCAGCATGGCTTATATTCCGATTACCTTCTTGTTTTGCTCAGACACCTCTGACATTGTATCATCTTCAATATCAGAAACTGCCTCTTTGAGTTTGGCAAGTTCATCACCTGCCCTAGCTTTATAGAGGCTTGAAGCCATTTCGGCTTTAGCTTCTGCTTTCGCTAATTTCACTTCAAATTCTTTAAGTTCGACTCGTTTTCTATCGTGGAGAGATTCTCTATGTGCTGTTTGTAAATCGCCTTCGAGGTCTTTAATCTTTTCTTGAGCTTGTTGTAAAGCCCCTTGTAATTGAGACATCTGTCCAGATCTGGCAAGTACACCCTCCATATCAGCGACATCTGTTTGTTTTAATAATTCTGTTTGGTCAATAACACCCATTGAATATAATTCTTTATAATATTCAAATCGGGCCCATCTATTATTTGGTAGCGTAGAACCAGCCACAACAACAACATCATAATGCCCAATAGTTACATCATTAACCTTCCCTAAGAACTCCCCTGTTATATCGTGATATACAGGTTGATTCAACTCAATCTCTGCCTGTGTATTATTGGGTTTTAATATCCTCAACATCTTTCTATCAGTGTAGATATATTGAATCATATTCACAACCACCTTTGCAATCTCATTTAGAGATGCTTCAATATCATCTTTTTTAGACCTAATTCTACGCTGACCAAATTCATCCAAGGCAATAGTGCCTTTATAAGTTTGAGGAGCTGCACCTTGGTCACCTTGCATAAGTGCATATATACCAAGTATCTGCTCTATATCTGCTTTAGCATCTGCCTCATTCTTATATAATTCATTAGGAAGTGGTACTGGACCAGCAACGATTGGTTGACCAAGTTCAGGATCATATTCAATTACTGCTGTACCTGCCCTGCCCCATTCTTCCTCTAATTGCCTCTTATTCATAGAACCACGAGGAATAAGCAACTTCACATTTGTTGAGGAAGATGCATGTGCAACGATTAAACTTCTAATTTTATTTATATATTCCTGTAAACCTTTAACAAGTCGCACATCACTCATTGGATAAGGATTACGATTATGTCGATTCATAAATGGAACAATTGGATATCTATCTATAGGAAGCACTGCAGAATAGAGGTACTCATCTCCAACAGATAGACATACCTTGATATTTGTTTGCTCTATAGGAACAACTTCAATCAATCCTTCATCTATCATCTCAGCCTTCTTTAGAGGAATAAGCTCTGTAGTAGAGCCTGGAACAGACATTTGATTTTCTTCACCTTTTACAGGAAAAGGCTGTCCAGTCTGAGGATCCATCTCCATATGGAAAACTTGACCTACATTTTCATAAATTTCTTGCATTTGAGCCACTGCTTTAGGCTCAGTAATATAATTACGACCTTGAGCAGTAATTGTAAGCATACAATCTTGAATTTGATACTCTTTGAACTGCTCTTCATTTAATATTTCTTCCCTGTTTTGATAAGGGTCAAACACTCGCTTATATGCAACCTTTACCTTTGTATATCTTTCAAATAGCTCTAATTCTTTATCTCCATCTGAATCTCTATCTTTATTCCCTGTAACAGGAAGTACCTGCTCATCTAATAATCCAAATCGAGTTGTAGTTGGTAAAGATAGGTGTGATGTTTCAGTTGCAGATTCTATTAATTCTTTAAATTGAGGATAAGCATCAATAAGCTGAGACTTCATTACTTTCTTGCCAACGATAATATGATTTGCATCGTGACAGAATTGGTCTTGTGAAGATGGGTCTATATAAATATCCAATGGGCTTATAGCCTTTAAGCATACCTCACCCTTACTATAATCTTTCTTAGGGTCTATATATGCACTCATAACACCCATACCCATAACATAGTAGTCGTCAATGACTTGTTTTAGAACTGCATTGCCATTGCTATTGTCCCAGATCCACGACATTAAATCGGAGAATATTCTGCCTGTCCGTACATCAGAGTCTTCTCTTGCTGCAGATTGGAAACGGGGGGAATTTGAGGTTAGCAGAGCCTTGGCTTGCTCTACCGCACTGTGGATGACATTAACGACTACAGGTTCTTGGGCTCTATTTCTTAAAGTCTTTACCTGCTTATCGGACCACTGCTTTCCATTTCTAAATTCATTATCTTCAACAGCTTGTTTAGCCCACTCTGAACGCTTACTGGAGTAGTCCTGTATAAGGTCGGTTGTTAATTTTGCTTCTGGATTCTTATCTGGCATATAAAGTTACACTTTAATCTTTGGGCGTAACTTACTGCTTTTACTACCACTTATGCAACTTTAGTTTACAAAAGTTTACAATTAAGCAGTCTTCCAGTCATATCCACCATCTAAAAGAGGGTTTCTACGCTTCTCATTGCCTTTTTCTTTATTTGTATGGGAAGGTGTGTATATACCTTTAGTTGCATAAAAGAGCCCATCTAATAAATCATCGTGCTTACCACGAGGGTACATAAGCAGTTCATCTCTTAATTCTTCCATACTCTTTTGCATATAGAACTTCTTTTGAGCAAAGTATGGCTCCATAGTCTCTAATCTGGATGACTTAGAGGTTCTGGGATTCTCCTTAATCTCAAGACCTGGGATAAATAGACCATCCTCTTCACATCGCTTACGGATATATTCACGAAGCATCTCCTGATATCCTACTGATTCTATCCTAGTTTTATCAGGTTTATATATCTTTACCTGA